GCCTCCGTGTCGATGTGAGTGAACTACACGCACAGTTCAACCGAGCATTGTTCGATGATACTATTGCCGAGAACGCCCGCCTCAAGGCCGAGGTCGAGCACCTCATGGTCTTCTGCAATTGCACCCTTATCCCTAACAAGGAATTACAAGCCAAGGTCGAGCGGCTGACCAAGGCCGGGGACTTATTGGCCTTTCATTACATCTCGCTTGGTCGTAAGTTCTTCCCCGATGACCCGCTTCCGTCCAGCATCAAAGACTGGAACGCCGCCAAGGAGGGCAAGCAGCCATGACCCTCAACCAGCGCTTCTCCGTCGTCGCCCTGCTGCTCCTCGGGCTCAACGCCCAGGCCAAGACCGACGCCGCCTTCCTTGAGGCCGTCGCCGCGGTCGAGTCCGGGCACAACCGCAAGGCCGTGGGCAAGGCCGGCGAGCGGGGCATGTATCAGGTCGGCAAGGCCGCTTGGGACGACGCCTCAGCCCGCCTCAAGGCCGAGGGCCACTACGCATTCCCCTGGTCTAAGTGGCGCGACGCTACCGCCCAGGACATGGTCGCCGCTTCGCACCTCCGCTGGATCAGGGCGAACTTCCACCGCATCGGCATGACCGACCCGACCCCCGAACAGATGGCGCTCGTCTGGAACGTCGGATGGTCGGAGGCCCGCAGCCGAGACTTTAGGGCGAACGACTACGCCTTCCGCGTGGCTAATTTATTCCGCTCGCAAAAGGTTTTGACCCGTTGAAAGTTTCGACCTGTGGCGCATATCCTCATAGCAGTAGACCCCGGTCAGTCCGGGGCGTTCGTCTGGTCCAAGACCGGCGACCCTGAGATTACCGCCGACAAGATGCCTCCGACCGATGTTGAGGTTGCTCAGTATATCGCCGACATCTCCCTGAAGGCAAAGGACGTCGAGCTCTTCCTTGAGGAGCCTTCCACCGCCGGCTACGGCCCGAAGATTCCCGCCGCCTCTATCGCCCGACTCGCCCAGAACTTCGGCATGATCTACGGCGCCGCCGTCGCCATGGGCTGGAAGATTCACCGCGTTAAGCCCCAATCGTGGCAGGCCGCTCACTCCCTGGGCAAGAAGAAGGACCACGGCAAGGGCTGGAAAAACCACATCAAAGCCCGTGCGCTGGAACTGTACGGCAGCCGTCTCGATATCACCCTCTGGAACGCCGACGCGGTCCTGATTTACGATGCCGCCCAGCGTGGCGCCATCAACTGAGTTAACATAACTCGACCCTTCCCCCTCTTTTGTAACCTTTCCCAACCTATGAAGAAAACCTCCATCAAGAACATCCCCGAGGCTCAGGCCTACGCGGTCATCCCGGGCACGCGCTACATCCTGCTCCCCGACGGCGTCCTCGCCAAGCCCCTGACCAGCACGCTCAAGCCCTCCGGCCCCGCGTACAATATCGTCATCGACGGCAAGGTCCGACAGGTCTCCCTCTCCGTCCTCCAGGAGTCCATCGGAAAGACCGACATCCGCGACCTGATCCGCAAGGACTGACCTCCCCTTTCCCTATGCCTAAAGAACCCACATCCCCCAACACCGCGACGGCCGACCTGGTCGCCGCTCTCGCGCAGCTCGACAACGTCAAGGCCAACAAGGTCAACCCGGGCTTCAAGAACCGCTACGTCTCCCTCGACGCGCTGCTAGACGCCATCAAGCCCGTCCTGCTCGACCACAACCTCGCCCTGATCCAGACGCTCATCTCCGAAGAGGGCAAGGTCGGCGTCTCGACCGCCTTCCTACACACCTCCGGCGAGCGCTTCGACTTCGGCCGACTCATGGTCAAGTCCGAGGGCCTCGACGCCCAGAAGATTGGCGGCGCGATCACCTACATCCGCCGGCAGTCCATCCAGACCGCCTGCTCTATCAGCGTGGACCTCGACGACGATGGGGCCGTGGCGGCCTCTGGCTTCCGTTCTGCGGCCGTTTCCCAGTCCGCCCCTGCCTTCTCCCCCACCCCTCGCCCCCTGACCAAATGAGCGACCCTAAGCCCTTCGACCCCTTCGACCCCATCTCCGCCGCCATGGGGGCCTTGCACGGCCAGAACCTCCTCGCGGCCAAGGACGCCCGCATCAAGCAGCTGGAGGAACGCCTGGAGGGAATGCGCGAGGCCGGCGACCAACTCTGGTACTGCATCCGCCATGCCAAGCGCATCGACCCGTCCGAACTGGTGGACGCCGTCGAGGAATGGCAGGAGGCCCGCAACAATGGCTGACGTGCCCAAAGGCATCGAGAAGATCGCGGCCACCGTCCCGAGGCAATACGCCCTGCTCCTCTTCCTGGACGGCTTCCCGTACGTCGAGTTCACCGCCCGCAAGCACGCCGACTTCCTGACCGACCTCAACGCCTGGAAGCGCAAGACCTACCCGTCCTTCTCCCGCTCCGTCGTCCGATTCTTTACGCTCGCACCGAACGGCGAAGTCAAAGAACTTACCTTCACCAAATGACGAACCGCGAATACCTCAGGAACCTCCTGACGCAACTAGCCGGCGAACTGGCCACCCTGCGCCCAAACTCCTTTGAGGGCATCGCCGGTGACGCCAACGCGCTCGCCGAGTCCATCATCGCCGTCAACAACGAGCTCGACGCCCTGGACGCCGACAAGATCGAGGAGGCCTATCACGTCAAACCGATCTATGACCGCATCAAGGCCGTCATCGCCCATGAGCGCGTCCTCCGCAATCAGCTCGACCGCATCGCCCTCGCTGCAGACAACGCCATCGACCTTTGCAACCTCCTTTCGGCGCACGTCGAAGAGCACAACCCGAGCGAAGACGACGCCGCCCTCTGACCCTTTCCCCCAAACGCACACCATGCCCCAAATCCACGACCGCAAAGAGTACCGCGCCTTCCCGGCGCTGAACCAGTCCGCCGCGAAAGTCCTCGTCGGCAATTCGCCTGCCCACTATCAGGCCTACATCAACACGCCCCAGGAAGAGACCAAGGCGCTCAAGTTCGGCACGTTCGTTCACTCGGCCGTCCTTGAACCGAAGACGCTCGACGACCTCTACGTCACCGCCCCGGATTGTGATCGGCGGACTAAAGAGGGAAAGGCTATCTGGAGCGAGTTCGTCACGGCCAACGCCGGCAAGACCATCCTCGACTATGAGGAGTCCGCTCTCGGCCATCTCGTCGCCGCGTCCGCCCGCCAAGCGCTGAAGACCCACGGCGTCGTCTTCGACGCGACCGAAGTCATGTACCATGTCGACTACTGCGGCGTCCCGCTCAAGGCCGCCATCGACGGCGTGGCCGGCGACTACCTCTGGGACATCAAGACCACAGGCGCCGGTGAAGCGACTCCCGCTGGTATGCTCAAGAGCATCCGATCATATCGCTACAACCTGCAGGCCTATTGGTACCGACTCGTCTACGAGCTCGCCACTGGCCGTCGCCCTCTCGGCTTCCGATTCCTCTTCATCGAGAAGGAGCCCCCGTTCGCCTGGTCGATATGCGAAGTCGGCCCTGACCTGATGTCCTACGCCGTCTCCGATTTCGAGAAGGCCATCACCCTCTACAAGGAATGCAGCGCCTCCGGCGTCTGGCCGTCCTACCCGGAGGAGGTCCAGGTCATCGACATCAAGTCCACGACCACCGCCGCCCCTATCAACTTCGCCTAACATGGTAAACCTACCCGACAAGACCCTCAAGGTTCCGACCTGGTTCGAGAACCGCGACTGGATCGTCAACGAGCGTGGCATCGCTCACAAGGCCGGCCACGCCGACGTGACGTGGGAGGAGGTGACCCAGTTCGCCGACCTCTCTGTCCGCACGATTCACCCGTTCTACATTGAGCCGTGGCCCTTCCGGGCATCGACCAAGGCCGAAGCCTGGTTTGACTCCGACTCCTATTCCGAGGCCTTCAAGTTCGCCGTCGGTCACGTCGTTACGAAGCGCTTCAACCTCAAGGCGGTCCGTCAATGCATCGCCAACTTTCCCAATGCCTAACATGGAACCCAACAACGACAAAGCCCCCCTCACCACGATCAGCCAGAGCGGGACGTACAAACTCAAGCTCATCCGCCCCAAGGGGACCGACAAGGTCAAGGTCTGGGAAGACGGCACGGCCTCCTGCCGCCTCTTCTTCCTCGACGACAAGGGCTACTGCCTCTGGAAGAACTTCTCGACGCAGTACGGAAAGCCCCTCGCGATGTTGGTCGGGAAGTTCTCCAACAACTTCACAAACGAGATCAGGATGGACGCAACGCCGGCGGAGTTTCTCCAGTACCTTGACCCGGCCTGCGGCAAGACGTGCCTGATCGGCGTCGAAGTCTCCCAGGCTAAGGACAAGGCCGGCAATCCCAAGGTCTACAACGGCGAGCCAGTCTGGTCTTACAAGTTCGTCTACCCGAAAGGCTCCCAGAAGCCCACCGTCGCCGAGCCCACCCCTGACAACCCGCCCTTCTGATGGACAACCACGCCAAGCTGCGGCAGGCGCTCGTCGAAGCCCTCCTCAAGAACCCTGACATCAACCTCCGCCGCGTCAGGCGTAAGGTGAAGATGTCCGGCCGCCAGACCCGCATCGCCGCCCGCATGGCCAAGGCGCTGCGTAAGGCCAACGAGGCCGCCGCCTAATGGAACCCATGTCCGCCCCGACCCTTGTCCTGATCTCCGGCTTCGCAAGGGCCGGGAAGGACACCCTCGCGGAAGGCATCCTTGAATGGTCCCGCCGTCCGTCCCGCAAGACGTCCTTCTCCGCACACCTCAAGGACGCCGCCAACGACTTCCTCTGGTCGCTCAATCTGGAAGGCGACTTCCATAACGAGGCCTTCAAGTGCCAGCATCGGGCGCTGTTGGTCACCATGGGCAAGTTCGCCCGCTCCCTCAACCCGGATGTCTTTGCCGAGAACCTCGCCCACTTCGTCCCGATCCAGATGGGCCCCGATGAGGTCGCCCCCGAAACGGTCGTCGTTTCCGACTGGCGCTATATCAACGAGCTGCGGGTGTCCCAGTCCATCCTCTGGAACCTCGGCTGGAAGGTCCGCACCGTCTACGTCTCCACCGCCGGCGTCGGCCCAGCCAACGACGAGGAACTCGACAGCATCTGCGAGATTAAGCAGTTCCATTCCTTCGACCAGGAGTTCGTCTTCGCGCCTAACTCCCGCCAGTGCATCCTCGCCGAAGGGCGTCATCTGGCCAAGACGTGGAATCTCTAATCGTGGAAGAGCCCATGTCCATGGAGGAGACCATCGCATGGGCCAAGGGCATCGGCATCTCCGCCGAGCGCGTGGCCTTCCTGCTCGCCTGTCCCAAGTATACCCGCACCGGGCGAAAGGACCAGCCCGCCTTCATCAAGACCGACAACCCTAACCACCATCTCCAGAAGCAGGGCGACTGCTGGTGGCTCCGCATCCGCCGGCGCAAGACCGACATCGTCCACAACCTGGGCAAAGACCTGGAGACAGCCCGCCGTCACCGCGACGAGATGCTCGCGGCCTACGACGCCGGCAAACCCATTCCCCACCTGACCAAATGAGCAAGCTGACCAAGTTCATCTACGCCTCCGACAGTCATGGCGACATGGCCGACCCGGAGGCCTTGGCCGCTCTCTACGAGTTCACCAAGGACTTCAAGCCGGACATCCGCGTAGCCGGCGGAGATCAGTACGACTTCCGCTCCCTGCGTAAAGGCGTCGGCACGGACAAGGAAGGCGCTGAATCCCTTCAGGCCGATCTGGATGAGGGAAAACAATTTTTCGACCGTTGGAGACCCAATGTATGGTTATGGGGAAACCACGAGCATAGGCTCGACTTCGCCCAGGGCTCCGGCTCCGCCCTCGTCCGCGACTACTGCCAAGGCGTGAAGGACCACATCAACGCCCACGCACGCAAATGCGGAGCCAAGACCATCCTGCCCTACCACGCCGACCGCGGCGTCTTCCGTCTCGGCCCGATAGCGATGATACACGGATACGCACACGGAGCCAACGCCACCGTTCTCCAGGGGCTCCATTACAGCCCCTTCGGCGGCGCTCTGATCCACGGCCACACCCACAACCTGGCGAGCATCGCCCTGACGAAGCACGGCGGCGGCAACGCCTTCTCGGCCGGCTGTCTCTGCCGCAAGGAAGACATGACCTATAGCGCTCAGAGACTGGCGACGGCCCGATGGGGCTCGGGCTTCGTCGCGGGCTTCGCCACCGCCGGCGGAGATTACAAGGCATGGCTCGTCCACAAGATGGGCGACCAGTGGATTTGGACGAAAGACCTCAAGACCTTCACCCCCTAAGCTCATGGCCAAGTCCCGCAAGCGAATGCTCTACACCCGCGTCGGCAACGACCCGGTCCTCCTCGCCGTCATGGCCGAGATTAACCGCAGCGCCGTGAAGCCCCCCAAGGGTTACCTCACCCGCGATCAGTGGGCGGCCAAATGGAAACTCAAGGCCGGGCATACCGCGAGCATCTACATTAAGAAAGCCCTAGACCTCGGCGTCCTCGTTAAGGCCCGCTATCGAGTCCTCATCGGCAAGACCGGGCGACTCCGTACGCTCGACCACTACGGCCCGCCTCCCCGTAAGCGTTAAAACAATTTGACCAAGCCGACGCACATCGGCACAACCCACCCCCCCCTATGCCTCTCCCCTCCGCCATCGACGCGGAACGCCATCTCCTCGGCGTCCTCCTGCGCGATGCTCTCCCTCTCCCCGAAGGCCTGATCCCTTCGGACTTCTACGAGCCCAAGCATCAGGACACGGCCGCCTGTATCCTAGCCGTCTGCGAAGCCGGCGTCCCGCCTGACGAGTTGGTCGTGACCAACAAGCTGCGCGAGGCCAAGTCTACCGCCGAAGCCCACTACATCTCCGAACTGACAACGACCGTCGGCTCGTCCCTGCTCAACCCGGGCTGGGCCGACCTCATCAAGCGCAAGGCCGCCCTCCGCCAGATCAGCCTCACCGCGTCCCGCCTGCTCGCCCACGCTAACGAGGAAGACGCCGACCCCGAAGCCCTGGTCGCCTTCACCGAGGGCTCACTCAAGGCAGACAATAGGGGGAAGAAGGTATCTGGTCCGACGCGCATGGACTTTGACGCGCTCATGTCCTTCAAGCGCAAGGAAGACCCTACCTGTGTCCTTGGGTCAAACCGTTGGCTATGCAAGGGCGGGTCCATGCTCATCGTCGGCCAGTCCGGCACGGGCAAGTCGTCCCTGATGATGCAGGCCGCCGTCCATTGGTGCACAGGTCGTGACTTCTTCGGCATCAAGCCTGCCAAGCCCCTACGAGCCGTCGTGCTCCAGGCTGAGAATGACGCGGGCGACATCTCCGAGGCCTTGCAGGACGTCATCGCCGGGGCATACCTCGACAGCGACGAGAAGGCCACCCTCCGCGATCACCTCGCCATCTACCGCGACACCGTCAGCACCGGCACGACCTTTACCGCCGCCTTGCGTCAGCTCATCATCGACCAACGCGCCGACATCGTCTTCATCGACCCGCTGCTCTCCTTCGCGGGCATCGACGTCTCCGATCAGGAGCAGGCGTCCAAGTTCCTGCGCCACGACCTCGCCCCCATCCTCCTTGAGACAGGCGCCGTCCTCGTGGCCATGCACCACACCGGGAAGCCCAAGGCCGCCTCCGACAAGGAAGGCCACACCGTCGCCGACCTAGCCTATGCTGGCCTAGGCTCCTCCGAGTTCACCAACTGGTTCCGCGAGGTCGCCGTCCTCTTCCGATGCCAGGGCGAAGAGCCGATCTACAAGTTCGGCCTGACCAAGCGCCGCGGCCGTGCCGGTCTCAAGGACGGTAACGGCCAGTTTAAGCCAGAGATTAATATTCGCCACGCCGCGGAGAAGGGGGTCATCCGATGGGAGTATGCCCATGCCCCCGCCGAGGTAGTCCAACAGGATGCCATTTCCAGCCCCGCCAAGGCCGCTCCTAGGCAGGATGGAGGCTACTGAGGGGGAAGACCGCCTCAAACGACCTAAACGCCTTACAAGCCAAGCCAGACCCATGAACCCACCCACCCGACCAGACAACTTGCAAGACAAGTCGCAAGACAGCATAGTATCAGTAGGGAGTATATACTCCCTACATGATACACGCAGATGCCTTTGCGTCGCTTACGCTCGCTCGGCCCTGCGGTTTTTCTGCAAGCAATTTGACCGCCATGAGTAACCCAAGCCGGCCGAGAAGACGTAAGATGACCGCGGCTCGTCGGAAGCACCTGATCGCGGAGAAGCAGAAGTTTGCCGAGAAATGGCTGACCGATAGACCTGGCATGATCAGGCGCTGCGAAGCCGGAGGCGAGGCCACCGCAGACAAGGCTAAGGTACGAAGGGAGGTCGTGGAGGGTTGGCTGACTACCATGCCGCTCCGCATGACCAAGGCTCAGCTGGTGAAGGAGTTCAAGGCCCGCATGACCGGGGACCGTGACGTCCAACCTCGTTCCCTCATCGAGAAGATGCGAATCTACGGCAGGATCAAGTACGACGAGACGACAGGCCTGTGGACGAACATGACCAAGGCCTAAGGTTTGCACCTTGATACCGAGAGAAGATGGGCAACCTAAGCCGTAATGGCGAAACAACTGCACGACCTTGAGGCTCCTCACAAGGACGCCCGGTCGTTCGATGCTTGGTTCTTCGGACTGCCCAAGGCACAGCAGGACAAGCTGCGGGAAGGCGGCGTGCTTCCCTACCGCGAGATGGTCCAGCCTCGCCGCGTCTGCGAGGTCCAACCTTGGCGGCGCATCTGGAACTCGACCGAGCAAGAGCAGCGCATGGAGACGGATTCGTTCATCAGCCGCGAACACGTCGGCGCAATGCTCAAGGCCTTCATCGACGCGCTGGCCATGACCGACGAGTACTCGGTGCGCCGGCACGTCGAGCTCGTCAGGTGGGCGCTCGACCTACCCGGCTGTCTGCCCGCGCCTGACATCGCTCGGATGTATGACGTGAGCAAGCAAGCGATCCACAAAAGAGCGAAGCTGATGCGCGAGCAGTTCACTCCTGATGCGCTGGGCGAGTGGACCGGGCAACACGCCACGACTGCTGCTCAAACCGTGGCGAAAAACTTGCGGAAACCTGCGAAAACAAAGGGAAAACGATGAGAAACGCCCCAAACACCCCCCGCCAAGGAATCTCTTCCGAACGGCCGTTTTCGTGCGTGGCCTGCCACAGCCTCAAAATGATGCGTGTCTCGTTGACACAAAACCCCCGTTTAAATGGGCCAGCCTGAAGCCCTGACGACCAAGGCCTTAGCCGCGGCGATCGGCGTGAGCGTGCAGCGCGTGGGCGTTCTTCGCCGCGAAGGGATGCCGACCGAATCGGTCGAAGCGGCGACTGCGTGGCGGGAAGCCCGGGCGGCCGAGCGTGCCGCGTCTGCTCCCGTGCCGGCCGTGGCCTCGCTCGACGACGGAACGATCCAGCAGCGCATCGCCAGACAGAACGTCCTGGTCAGCCGAGCCCGTGACGTCTGGCAGGCGGCGATGGAAACGGGCGACCGCGACCAGGCTAAGTACCACACGCAGTATAACCAAGCGACCGCCAAGCTCATCGACCTAGAGGCCGAGGCGGAGCGTCGAGCGCTGATGGCCCGCGAGTATATCAAATCGTCAGAGGCAAAGGAGGCGATGCTCCAGCTGACGGGCGAATGGATCGAAGCGATGGAGCGGATGCCCAGTGAGCTCGGCGAGGCATGCAACCCTAACGATCCGCCCAAGGCCATCGCCGTCTTGCAGGCCTACGTCCGCAAGGTGCGGGAAAAACTCAGCGGCCATGACGAAGCGCAAGCCTAAGCCCAGGCGCAAGCCGATGCCTAAGCCTACGCGACCGCACAAGGACAAGCGCCGCAAATGGTCGGAGGTGTCGGACGAACTTTACCGACGCATCAAGGAGGCAGGCCTCTATGACTAAGGACGAGCTGCTCGCCATCGGCCGCGAATCCCTGACGCCGCCCGATAACGCCGACCCGGTGAAGTGGCTGGCGAGGAACATCACCCGCGTCCCTGCCGGGGCGTTCGCCGGCGGATACAACCCAAGCCGCTGGCCGTGGATCGCGGAGAGCCTGCGTCTGTTCCTCGACCCATCGACGCGGACGATGGTGGACCTCTGGTCGATTCAGACGGGCAAGACCTTGAAGGCCCGACTAGCGGCGACCTACCTGATGGCGAACGACCGCGGGAACATGGTCATCTACATGGACAACCAGGTCAACGCGGCGGACTTCACGATCCGTTACTTGCGGCCGATGTTCAACATGGTCGAGGACGTGCGTCGGCACATCTCGCCGGCGGACAACCCGAAGAGCGACATCATCGACTTTGCGGACGGGACGATCGTCTACAACAACTCGGCCACGACGGAGAAGGACTTGCAGCGCATCTCGACGCGGTACGTCATCGGCGACGAAATCTGGCTCTGGAAGAAAGGGGCGGTGGCGCAGTCGATGGCCCGAACGAAGGCCTACGAATGGACGGCCAAGAAACTGTATCTCTCGCAGGCCGGCATGGTGGGCGACGACCTCGACAACATCTGGGGGATGACGACTCAACACGAGTGGAACATGGTGTGCCCCCTATGCTCCAAGCTCCAGCCCTGGGACTGGTCTTTCGTCAGGTTCCCCGAGCAGGCGAAAAGCCCGGCAGGATGGAATCACCTGATGGTCGAGAAGAACACGACCTACGAATGCTCGGGCTGTAAGGCCCACCTGCCCGATACTAACGAGACTCGCATCGCCTGCAACGCCGTGGAGAACGGGGCGCAGTTCGTCCAGATGGCGCAACCTCAGAAGACCGGGTGGGTCGGGACGCATGTCAACGCCTTGGCCTCTACTAGCTGGGGCTCATTGGCCGTGGACATGATCAAGAGTAAGGAGGCCTCCGAAGCCTACGGCGACGAGGAGGGCAGGAAGATTTTCAAGACCAAGTATCTGGCCATCCCCTGGAGCGACGACGGCGGGGCGATGGTGGTCTCGACCGAATCCTCGGACTACGCGATGGCGGACGACTGGGACGCCGAGGCGGTCATCAGTCCAGCCGGCAAAGTCATGGACCGAGAGGGAGCGCCGAATGGTAGCATCCCTTTTCGGGTCATCGGAATCGACGTCCAGCGTGGCCATTTTTTTGCCGTCTGCCGCCGCTTCGCCAAGTCAGGCCATAGCCGCCTGATGGCGTTTGAGAAGCTGGAGACGTGGCAGGACCTGGACGAGTTCGTCAAGAAGACGGGGACGCACAAGGCCATGATCTGCGTGGACTCGGGTGACCAGACGCAGCTCGTCTACCAGCAGACGGCGGTCCGCGGCTGGAAGTGCTCCAAGGGTTCCGGCGCCGAGACCTTTGCGGTAGGCGACCGGGACGGGAACACGGTGCGCCGATTCTATTCGGAGAAGCAGGCCATCCTTGTCCCAGGGACGCAGGCCCGGGCTTGGCTTATCTCGTTCTCAAACGTCATGGCTAAGGATTTGCTTCACGGTCTCCGGGCGAGGAAGGTCTTCGGATTTGCCCGGGATGCCTCGCCCGAATACGTTGACCAACTGAATTCAGAAGTCCGCGTCCGCGATCGTCGGACGGGCAAGGCCACATGGATTCTCCCTCAGGGTAAGCGGGACAACCACGCCCTCGACTGCGAAATCCTCTGCCTCCTCGTCGCCGTGCGTTGGGGCGTCGTCGGCCGGGAAGCCACCGCGGACGACTTGCAACCTGGGGAAGGTCGGTCAACATGACGACAAGAGGAACGGTTCCGAAGCGTCGTAGGATGTGCGCCTGCGGAGGCATAGGGTCGGGACCGTTCCTCCCCTCCGTTGCCTAGCCCCGCAGATTTATGCAAGGATTGTTCATCGGACTTTCGGAAGACGAGCTGCTGGCAATCAAGGCCAAGGCGGTCTCCATGATCATGGAGGGAAAGGTTCTCATGTCCTACGCCGACTCCGGCTCGTCTTCGACGAAGCAGTTCGCGTTGCCGCCCAAGGAGATGCTTGCCGAGGCCATGGGCGCGCTCTCTCAGCTCGATAGTGCCAAGTATGGTCGCCGTCGGAATGTGATTAACACCCGCTACGACAACCGTAACAACGACTCTCAATATGGCCTCTAAGTCTCCGAAGAAGAAACCCGGCAAGCCTGTCATCAAGGCGCCGAAGAAGCCGGCCCTCGCGGGCGGCGCCGTGCCTAAGCAGCAGGCCTACACCGAGAGCGGTTCGTCCTATCCGCAGACTCCCCGATGGGAGAGCGTGACGCAAAGCAACGCCCGGCAAATCATGTACACGGGGTCGAACGTGGACTCCCGCCGCGACCTACGTTCCCGCGATCGGAACGTGATGGTCAAGAAGTGCCGGTACGCCGAACGCAACTACGGGCTGTATAACCAAATCCTGAACGACATGGTCTTGTATACTTCGGGGGATGGTATCCGCCCGCAGTCCCACGCAAGCACCCCTGAGGCCGCCAGGGCTTACGAAGAATACTTTGCCGAACACTCCAAGCGCATCGACGTAACGAACCGCTTCTCTTTCTCTCAGTGCCAGGGGATGCTCGTCCGTGCGCTGATCCGTGACGGCGAGTGCTTTGCCGCCAAGGTTCGCAACGCCCGCGGCGAGGCCAAGATTCAAATCATCGAGACCCACCGCGTGGGCGACCCTGCCGACCGCGACACGCCTGACCGTACTTGGGACGGCGTGCAGTTCGGCGACTTCGCCGAGATCGTCGGGTATTGGGTCTACCGCTCAGACGGCTCCAGCCGCTTCATGCCGGCCAACACGATGATGCACATCGTGGACCTTACATCGTCCAGCGCCGCCCGCGGCACCCCCCTCCTACAACATTCGGTCTCGAGTTTGCAGGACCTCGACGAAATCCTAGAGGCTGAGAAACGTGCAGTCAAGGACCAGAGTGAGGTGACCCGTGTGCTCAAAAAAGGCGGAGGTTTTATCGACGACAACATGGCAGCCGAACTCGGCGGCGGCGACCGATGCTACTCGGGCATGGTCGAGCAGGCCGGCGGTAAGCTCATCGTTTTAGAAACCAATGAAAGTCTGGAGCATCAGGAATCAAAGCGACCCTCTCAAACTTTTAACGGATTCGTGACCGAGCTCCAGCGGGACATCGCCTTCGGCTCCTTGCCTTTCGAGTTCGTCGCCAATCCCCAAGCCCTGGGCGGAGCGTCCATTCGCCTTGTAACTGCCAAGGCCGCACGCGTCTTCGGCAAGTACCAGACCGTCATTATCGACACCTTCTGCCAGCCGACTTGGGATTACATCATCGCCGACGGCATCGCCTCCGGCGCAATCCCTGACGACCCGAAGTGGTACGCCGCTTCTTGGACCACGCCGAAGAGCGTGACCGTGGACGGCGGCCGCGACGCCGCGAACGATCGTGCGGACGTGGAGCTCGGCCTCCTATCGATGAGCGAGCTCTACGCCCAGCGCGGCCTCGACTTCAAACAGGAGCTCTCCAAGCGCGCCGACGATATGAACTTCGTCATCGGCCTAGCCAAGGACAAGGGCCTTCCCGTGTGGATGCTCTACAAGCCAGGATTCAACTGGCTCCAACAGGGACAGGCCAACAGCCAACTCCCCACGGACGTGGCCGACAACCTCGACCTCCCTCCTCCCCCCGAACCCTCTACCCCCTAACACCCGTGCGTTTTCTTTCCCAGGGCCTCCGCGGCCTCGAGCCTCTTCTGATTCATCCCGTCCGTGCCAAGGAGTACGTCGAAGCATCCAAGGCCGCCGGCCTCGGCGACATGATCGCGCAGCTCTTCGGCGAATCGCCCAAGCCCTACGTCGTCGGCAACGTGGCGGTCATCCCTCTCTCCGGCCCCATCGGCAAAGGCATCAGCCCCATGGAACGCATGATGGGCGCGGCCGACGTGGACGTGGTCTCTGGCTGGCTCGACGAAGCCGCCGAGAACCCCGCCGTGGAGAAGGTGCTGCTCTTCGTCAACTCCCCGGGCGGCACGGTGACGGGTGTCCCCGAGCTGGCCGAAAAGGTTGCCAACTTCCCCAAGCCTACCCGCGCCTTTGCGGATAACATGGCCGCCAGCGCTGGCCTGTGGGTGGCCTCGCAGGCGGACGATTTCGTCGTGACGGGCTCAGCCCAGATCGGGAGCGTGGGGGTCTACCTCGTCGCTACCAATCTCGAAGAGTACTACGCCGCCCAGGGCATCAAGGTCGAGGTCATCGCCGCAGGTATCCACAAGGCCGCCGGCGCCGAGGGCATCGCCCTGACCGACGACCAGCGCGCCTATCTCCAGACCTCGGTCGAATCTACCCGTGACGAGTTCCGGGCCGCGGTCCGCAACAAGCGCCGCTACGTCCAAGACGCCGACATGGAAGGCCAAGTCTTCTCTGGCCGTGAAGCCGCTGCCAAGGGCATGGCCACGGGCATCGTGCAGAACCTCCGGGAAGCCCTGGCTACTTTCTGACCCCTGACAGTTGCCCACCTCCGCAATCTTTAGAACCATGACTATCGAAGAAAAACTCGTCGCCGCCGAAGCCCTTGTCGCTTCCGCCTCTGCCGAACGTGACGACCTCCGCGCCACCGTGGAGAAGTTGACCGTCGGCGCTTCCTCGGAAGTCGAAGCCCTCAAGGTCGAGGCCTCGGCCAAGGACTCCAAGCTCGTCGAGCTGGAAGGCCTCCTCGCCGTCTCCGCCAAGCAAGTCGAAGAACTGACCGCCAAGGTCGCCGAACTCTCGGCCGTCCAGATCAGCGCCTCCGCCGAAGCCGCGGCCATCGTGGCCAAGGTCGGCGTCGCCGCCGTGGACCTTCCCCAGGGCGACAGCCCGGTCCGTGCTACGGACAAGGAAATCGCGGAGCAGTACGCCACCATGCCCTTCGGCAAGGAGCGCACCGACTTCCTCAAGAAGAACCGCGCCGCCATTTTCTCGGCTTCCAAGTAACCCTTTCCCCCCAACCCCCCTCTCTCCTAAACTAATATGTCCAACACCATTGCTGCTCAGCTGATCGTCGACACCCTCGCCGCCCAGTCCCAGACCATCCTCGCGAACCGCCTCGCCGCGCTCCGCAACTTCTCGACCGACTTCTCCACGGACGTCAAGAAGCCGAACGACACCATCCAGGTCGCCATCGCCTCCGCGACGGCCGCCACTCAGGTCAACCCCTCCGCCTTCAATGTCATCGGCGGCACGACCCTCTCGGCCACCTCGGTCGCCCTCGACCACGTCTACCAGCCTTTCGGTCTCGGCTACGCTGACATTCAGAACTCCATCCGCCTTGAGCGCCTGGTGAAGATCAACCTCGACGCCCTCGCCGACAAGATCTGGGCCCTCGCTACCGCCCCCATCACCGTAGCCAACTTCGGCGCCGCTGCCGTGACCGCTGCCGACAGCGCCGTCACCCCGGGCTCCGCTCAGCTCAAGGCCCTCTGGGCCGGTGTCAGCAAGGCCGGCCGCAAGGCCCTGATCGTGAACCCTGGCATCTACAGCCAGCTCATCCCGACCAGCACGACCTCCCTGCCCCTGTCCGAAGGTGCTTACGGTTTCGACGGTGGCGTCTTCTACGCTTCCCAGTTCCCGTCTGAGGCCAAGCTCGCTGGTTTCGCCTGTGCCCCTGAGGCCGTGGCTCTCGCCGCCGCTGCTCCTTCCCTCGACCACGTCCGCGACGGTATGCTCGTCTCGGAAGTCGTCGCCCTCGAAGGCCTCGGCATGAGCATCTACTACAACGTGTGGGCCGACAAGAGCACCCGCAACCTGGTCGCCTCGGCTGAACTCATGTTCGGCGCGAACAAGGCGGTCACGGCCGGCACGATCGCCGCGGTCTACAACCCGTAATCGCCGGGGCTTAAAGCCCCACGATGAAAGGCCTCCAGAAATGGGGGCCTTTTTTTTGCCCGAGTCCGCAGATGTATGAGCCTGTACGGTCAAGAGTTTCTGAACGATGCGAAGGAAATCACCTACGACCTAGGGATTCCCTGCGCCACGGCCGGCTCGACCGTCACCTTCTCGGCCCTTATCTCGGAACCAGCCTACACCACTGGCCTTGAATCTGGGGGCTTTGTGGAGCGGACCCAGTACACCGTCCGCCTGCCCGCCGCAACGGCCTCCTGGCTCAAGCCAGATGGGTCTAATGGGGCATCGGCGGCGGTCATCTCGGCAGGCGTTCCCATCGCCGCCCTGGGCATCGGCAAGAAACTGACGGTCGGGGGCAAGGTCGTCCGCATCACCAGCCAGACTTACAAGACCCTTTCGGCTTGGATCACCCTCGTGGTCATCGACGACAACCAATGATCGCTGAAGGCAGCATCATCCCCAAGAGCCGGGAGGAGTTCATGGCCGCCATCAATCGTTTCGTAATGGGTACGAATGACGGCCTGATAGATGTCTTCCTGGAGCAGGCCGCCCTGATGTGCCGCGACAGTATGATCTTCACCCCTCCGATTGTTAAGGCCGGAGGCGACGGCATGAGCGACGAAGCCCGCATGGTGGGAAATGCCGCCATCAAGGGCGACGTGCATTCGGTCGTAGTCGGCCAGCGGTCGGGCTCAGTCAACGGTCGCCGCGGTCGCCTGTTCCGCAAACTTGGTTCGGCTGCCTTCATGAACAACCCGTCCAAGTTCTGGAAACTGGCCGGGGAGAATACCGACCTCTTCGCCGGCAACGCTCTTTACGCCCGGATGTTCGACAACGGATTCGGGACTGTCCGCTCCTTCCGCAAACTGAAGAACTACTTTAACCGCATCGGCCAAGAGGAGGCAGGGAATACTTTCAACCGCTCCGTGATCGAAACCGTGTCTGGTGTTAGGGATGTCCATCAAGCTGCGCTCAAGAAGTTCGGCGGCCGCATCAAGAAGAACGGCGGCCCAGGGATTGAGTTCTGGCAGCGCATGGAAGCCAAGGACGGAGTCCTCAAGGAATACATCAAGCAGCGCCAGAAGTCTGTCGGCCGCATCAAGGCAGGCTGGGTCGATACCCTGGCTAAACTCCCCAAGCCAAAAGGCCTTAGCGGACCCAAGTCCCGAGCCAATGCAGGCCGCTCCCAGATTCCCCTCTGGATCAAGAGGCATAGCAACTCGGACGGAATCGTTGCCATGTCTAAACGCACAGTGGGCACGCTCATCTTTGACCTTACAATCGGGAATCAAAAGGGAGATACGGATGGCATTGCAACCGGCGCCGACGTGAAGAACCTTGTCTACGGCAACCGCGTTAAACAGATGCCTGCTATGATGGAAATCATGCTCAGGCATCACACACAAAACTTTAACAAAAAACACGGAATCAAATAACCATGCCCGGAACCTTCTCAGCCCGCCACATCGTCGAGGCCGTCCTCGATACCTTCCTCACCGCCGAGTCTGGCCTTGCTGGGGTGGCCGTCTACACTGGCGACAACGCTGAGATAAACGTCCTGCCCAAGTGCGTGGTCCTCTGCGACTCCGCCCGTACGCCGCCCGAACTGCCCGAGGGCGCTGGCAACTACTACTGCTCGGTCCGCGTCACGATCTTCTCCAACGCCGACGACAACACCCTGACCCAGCACCGCGACCGATGCGCTGCCATCGCCGGCTCAATGTCCAACGTCTCTGGCATCAAGGCCGCCTTCGTTACCGATGGCTCTGCCCTATGCTATGACGTCATCCCCGACTCCGAAGACGAAGGCCGGGACGAGCGCTCCTGGGCGACCGTCCTCAGCTACACCGTCCCGGTGGTCGTGAACCCGACCCCCTAAGGGTTGCCCGTTCCCGCAGTTTCAAAGACTATGGCAGCTATCCTCAACGGCACTTCTTGCATCTACGGCATCGGCTCGGGAACCGTGGCGAATCTTTTCGTCCAGTCCTTCTCCGTCTCCTCTGGCTTCAACAACGAAGACACGGTGCAGAACGAGGCCGGCATCACCGTCACCCATCGCCTGGACGATCGCAAGACGACCCTGAGCATCGACGGCATCTGCAAGACCTCGACCGTCCCCGTCCTTGGCGCGACCCTTACCTTCACGACGAACACCCTTTCGGCTTATCCTGCCGGAAGCGCTTCGGCGAGCTTCGTGGGAATCGTGACCAAGGTCGACGAGAAGTCGCAGAACAAAGGTTTCTGCAGCGTCTCCGTCGAGGCCGTCGATTACGAAGGCATCAGCTACGCGTAATTGACACCGCCCCGAGAGGGGTAGACTCAAGGCGTGGACGGAAGATTCCTACGCGCCTGGACAGACCCGGCGGCCAAGGTGCAAATCCTTGGTCGTTCCGTTTATCCGTTTTGCCTCAAGTACCGCGTTCGGCTGATGGCCATCGAGTCTCCGCTGCTTACTGGCAAGACGGAGCCGACCGCCCTGGACCTATTCGCCGCGGTCAAGATATGCGCCGAGGAACCGCTTGGCGATCTGGAGCCGGCCGAGGTCCGCATGGTCGAGCACCTCGACAAACACCCGGGCAAGTTCGCAGCTGAGATTGAGCGCTTCAGCGAATACTGCATGGTCGACTGCTGGCCTAGGTTCTGGGACACCCCTGAAAAGAAGAAGGGGACGGCCGAAGACATGGGCATCCCTTGGCCGTTAGGAGTGATCGCGGCGCTCATCAAGAACGGCATCGACGAGAAGCGGGCGTGGGAGATGCCCGAGTGTCAGGCGATTTGGATGAACGCGGCTTGGTCTGCGGCCAACGGTTCAGAGTCAAAGATTCTGACGACCGAGGAGGAGGCCTTCATGGAGGAACAGGAGCGGCTCGAAAAGGTTGCCCCTCCCGCAGAGGTAAAGACCCCCGAGACCAATGGCACAGAAACTTGAATATGAATTGAAGGGGAAGTCCGACGTCGAGCAAGTGACGGGGCGGGCGAAGAAGTCCGTCGACTCCTTGGGTGACTCGTTCAAGAAGGCCGGCAGTGACATCGGCAAGAAGCTCGCGGGAATGTTCGCGGCGACCGTTCTCTTCGACAAGGCCCTGAGTTTCCTTAGCAATACCTTTAAGCAACTCGGCGAGGTCGCTGATCAGGTGGACCGAAGCGGCCTATCGGCCGAGCAGTTCCAGGGGTTGGCCTACGCGGCGCAACAGTCCGGCGTGTCCGTCTCCGTCCTGGCTAAGGCGACCCGTCAGCTGCGCGTGGACATGGCCGAAGCTGCCGCCGGCACGGGCAAGAAGGTCGAGATGTTCAAGGCCCTCGGCGTCACGATGGAGCAGCTGAAGGCAGGCGACGCGACTTCGGTCTTCCTGGCTATCTCTGCCGCGCTAGGCGGTGGGGCTGATGACTCGGAACGGCTGCTCATTACGACGGCCCTCTTCGGCGACAAGATTGGCAACGACATCCTGCCGATGCTTAACGATTTCCAGAAACTCCAGAAGGACATCGCCGACGCCCCGATCGTGGACGCAAAAACGCTCAAGGCCATGGGTGATTACAACGACGGCATGGACCGGCTCAACGCAAGCATGGTCAAACTCGCCGCCAACCTTTTCAACGTTTATAATAACTATAGCAAGTGGGCTTCTAAGGTCGCCGAAGATGCGGCCACTGGTCTTTTCAATTTCCTAGATAGGTTTGCCCCGGGGGCTGCTTCATCCGCTGTCACTGGCGCAATAACGTCGACCCCGATGGGCGCCGCCCTGGTCGCAATGGGAGCTGATGGCTCGACCACTCCGACTGGCACGACGGCCGCTGCATCTGGAGGCGCCGACAAATCTAAGGCCTTGCTCGCCGCCATCAAGGCAGGTGGCGCTAGCACCGAAAAGGAAAAGGCCGCAGACACCAAGGGCACGACCTCCAGCACGGGAGCCATCTCCGGCAACGTCATCGGCGTCGGTCAGAACCCGGTCGTCACGGCCCTCCAGGAACAGCAGGGCATCGCCCTCCAGCAGCTGAGTGTCCTCCAGGTCATCGCCTCAAAGTTCGGATACGCGGCGACCTACATGGACGTGACCGCCTCAGGCGCTACGCCTAACACCCCGGCCAACTCCTCGACCAACCGCAGCCCCCTCGTCACTAAATCTAAATAACCATGGCCCTCGTCAAAGCAGGCAATCTTTTAACCACTAAGTTCGTCCAGCCAGGAGGGTCTTACACGAATGACGGCTATGGCATGATGACCGCCCGGGCGACTTACATCGTGGACAAGACCGTGGGCGGTACGGCCGTCTTCACCGGGCAGGTCCATCCTGAGTACGCCGACTTCTTTTGCCACAAGTTCAACCTGACCCGATCGGGGCTGGAGATGGATACCATCGACGCCGAGTATGTAGGCATCGACAGCGCCGTGGGTAGCATCACCAACCCGAACGTGACCGCCTCGCACGGCCTGACCTCGGAGCACATTACGACCCACCCGAACTTCTTCGGACCGACGGCTCCTTTCACCACGGCCATCGCCGGCAATGGGACTACCTTCACGACTAATCCGGCTAACCTTGAGGAACGCATCGGCGGCGTCTTCGGCGCTACGTTCAAGGGCTCGGCCACTAACGCTGGCGGCTTCGTCGGCTTCAAGGATTCGACCACGGCGGCCAAGCAGTACTACTACGGAAAGACCCACTATCTCTCCCCAATCACGTCCTTCTCTGGGACCATCTACACCAAGAACCTCGGCGACGTCACGACCATGAGGAACGCCGTCGGCAAGACTTCGGGAGACAATACATTCGGAGGCATCAAGCTGCTGCCTAATCACATCGGCACGACTTGGACGGCCAGCGTCAAAGGAACGACCCGCAACACCATCCTTCTGTCTCAGGTTTCCTTTGAGGATTATTGCGTGCTGGCTGGAGGCACGCCTAAGATCGTTAAGATTAACTACGAGATTCGGTTCAACCGCGAAGGCTACCCGGCGGAAGTCTACGCGCCAGTTACTTGAACATGAACTTTCAACCTGGCGCAGGATACGGCTTCACGTCGAGCGGGTACGGCGTAAGCCTGGACTCGTCTAATCCTTTCCCCGATGGCGACTCCAATGAGTTCAGACATCCGTTTAAAATAATCAACGTGGGCCTTCGGACTTCGGGTGGCGCCACGACCGTCACCTATCAGGTCCAGTCAGGCACCATCAATAACCTCGTCCCTCTGATTGACGACTACGTCAGTGGCACCGAGGTCAAGTTAGACCGCGTCACGGCTGGGGTGGCAAACCCTCCGACCGGGGAACTGGCTTCGTCGAATTACGACGCCACGACTAAGACCTCTTACATCACGCTGCGGGCAGGTGCTGAAATTGCTAGCCCTTACGCTTACCCTGACCCTCTGGTGACGAGCAATCAGTACCCGGTCATCATCGGCGGCAACATTGCCCCGACGACTCCCGACGACAACGTCTGGGGCTACCTGGTCATCGGCACGATCACCGTGGACAGCATCACGACCCCGACGACTTTCACGGTGAACCAGAACGTCAGCGGGTCGCTCTGGGCGGACCGCATCAAGATTAACGGGATGACGGCCCGATACTACTACGCCCGCATCTGATGGGTTTCGTGATCGGAGACTCTGACGCATTCTCCACGTGGAGCAAATGCCGCACGCCTATCTTCAAAGGCTACTTGGGAGCGGTGGGCAATAGCGCTGGCGATCATAACTTCTCAGGCGCAAGCGATGCATTGATGACGCAGGCTAACACCTTCTTTCGATGCGCTTATCATTTCTACCTTGAATCCTGGACTACCCCTGGCGGTACTACCGGAACGGGATGGTACGGGCCTTTTGCGTTCCCGACCAGCGTCTTCCCTGTTTCATCGCAATTCTATGTCGGAGCATACGAACCTAATCCCAATGAGGTATACGCCCCGAACCTCTTGGACGACGTAGAGGTTCAAGCCTACTGGGTCGGCAGGAACGTACAGATTGATGCCTCCACATACGCGATGGATTACGTCGCCCTTAATGGGGTGATGGGGTCTTTCCAGACCATCTCGCCTTCCAGTAGCGTCATTTCCTTCGACCTATAACCAAAGCCTTTGACGGGATGCCCGCCCCCGCAGATTTAGAACGCCATGGCCAACACCACCATCTTCTCTAGGGGCGACAGTTTCTCCTGCACCTGGACTTGGATTCCCGGCGCCGGCGAGCCTGCCACCCTTACCGGGACTACAATCACCTCGACCCTCCGCGATCACTGCGGCCGCGAGTACGACATGACCGTGGCCCTCGCCGTTGACGGCTTGTCCTTCTCGACCACCTACGTCGGCGATACCTCTAACTGGTCCATTGGCCTAGGCAGCTGGGACATCCGCTTCCAATTCGCCGGCTCCCCTGTGACCCATTCCAATATCTTCCGCGTCAAGGTGGAGGAGACCATCACTCAAGCATAACATGGCGACCATCAACGGAACATTCAACAGCCTGATCGGCGGGACTATCTCCGGGACCGTCGGGACGCCCGGGCCCGCTGGAGCTCAGGGCATCCCCGGCCCTGGCGTTCCTGTCGGCGGCAGCGCTGGCCAGTTCTTGACCAAGACGACCACTGGTGTCGATTACGCAACCAACTGGTCAACCCTATCCCTCGCCGGTTACGCGACCGAGTCTTGGGTGACCGCTGGTTTTTATCCCATAAGCGGAAACCCCTCGGGCTTTCTGACGGCCTCGGCGCTTACGCCCTACCTGACCAAAGCCGACAACCTCGGCTCCCTGACCAACTTCAGCTTGGCCCGGGATAACCTTGGCCTAGGCTCCCTCACCACCCCGACCTTCGCCGGACTCACGCTGCAAGGCTCAGGCGCCAACGTCGGCCAGTATACGCCGACCTCCCTAAGCCTGACGCACGCGACATCCGGCTCCTTCGTGATCTCGCCTTCCTCGGGCATCACCTTCCCCGATACGTCCATTCAGACGACCGCCTTCGTCGCCGGCTCCGGCTTGCCCACTGGCGGCACGGTCGGCCAAGTCCTGACGAAGAACTCGGGCACGAACTTCGACGCGTCCTTTGCGACCCTTATCCCGGGCGACCGCTACCTGACGACCTCGACGACGAGCAACACCCTTAGCAATACGAATAAGACCTTCACGATTGGCACCGGCCTCTCTTACACGCCGACCCAAAGCATCACGATCTCTTACGACGC